GTTGCACCTGGAGTTCCTGCGGTTCCGCTAGGTACCGAAGGATAGAAACTGCTGTTCAGGAGAATCGCAGCGCTAAACCGATTGAGAGGAGATACAATCAATCTCTTTGGGTCCACATTCATGAGGAGCCCTAACAAGTTTCTTTGGTTCATGAGACCGATGAAACCGTTTTGAATCCCAGTCTGATTCAAAACTGTAAAACTGGTCGGACGGTTAGAACCTCCTCCTTGAAAAGGAGCAGAAGAAGACGTGAACGGATAGTTTGCTTCAGTGGAAGGTTTTGTTTCAGTATTCGGAATCACGAGGCCTGCATAGCTTGCCTTGACTCCGCCCGTGAAAACACCGGCAAGTTTCGCGTAGGCAATAACTTCCCAAGCAAGTTTAGCATATTCACCGAGCAAACCACTTTGCTTTGCAAATTGCCCCGTTTGGTCATCTTCTAAAAGCTCTCGCTCAACGGCATAGATCTCACCGTATTTACGATTGATGAGCTTGATATCTAAGCCAGCTGCAGTGCTTTCACTGAAAGGCTCCTGCTTACCAACTTCCCGCATAAACGTAATTCCATGCAGAGGTGCATAGAGTTCCGTATCGCGAGTGGAGTTTACAGTGGAAGTCCAGGATTCAAAAGTCGTAGGAACCGTATCATAAGAGTTGTTCACTAGCTGCTGAATCCCAGCGCGAAGGACCTGGGTAAAAGAGGTTGCGGAATCCGCTTCTCGAAGAGCGGACCCTACGGTTGCATGACCGAGTTTGTTTGCAACCTTATTCCAGCTCCATTTGTTGTCACCTACTGGAAAAGCTTTTCGATCAGCCCAATCGAATCCATACTTTCTCTGAAAGCTTTCTCGGTAGGATTTCACCTCGGCACTTTGCCAAAGGTTTTCTCGGAGTTGCTGTTTGTTTTCGGGTTTAGAACTATTCACGAGAATAGTTTCTCCCTTATTGTTCGTCCAAGAATTGCTCTCGGACATTTTTTGAATTTGATCCAAGTTAAGTAAACTCATATCGTTCCTTCCTTAGAATTTGAGAGTCGAATTCGGATAAACTGCGCCCAATAGAACATCTACTTTCTGACCCGCAGCAGAAGAACTCAAAGATCCTTGAGTCCCCGTGTAAATTCCGATCTGAGAAGTTCCGTTAGCAGTCGGGCTCACGTGCTGAGCGTCGGTATTGGATAAGTAGACAGCTGCTCCAGGAGCCAGCGTGCTTCCCGTGTCCAAAATCAACGTCGCAACGACGTTGTAAAGGGGGCCAGCCATATCTGAAAGACCTTCAGACGCATCTACTGCTGTTCCCTGATAAGGAGATTTAGGAACACCACTCACCACGGTATTGACAGCAACACCCAAGAAATTCGCAGAATTCCCGGTAGCAGCTGCAATCAAGACTTTGTTTGACGTATCAAAACAAAGAAGATCGCCTTGGTTATAACTGACAGAAGTACTTAAAACGGGAAGAGCACTCGCGAAGATCGACTTAGCTTGTGCGCCTCCTCGGATGACATTATTAATCGGCGTAGTAGCCATACTTTAAACTCCCTTTTAAAGTGTTAACGTAAACAATCTGAGAAGTTTACTTTTCCAGTAGAGCTTTCAGATTCACGATAATTTGATTTTTCGGTTAAAAAGACGTCTGATTCCGTTCCGACTTCTTCGACACCGGCATCAGCAGCTTTCAAGAAAACTTTCCACATCTCGTCAATGTGAGGTTTAGATTTAGGTGTTCCTAAAGCTTCGCGGAATTTCTTGGTGAAAGCGTTAGAACGCTTGGATTCTCTCATCTTTGAATCCAGATAATCTCTCAGCTCATATTGCTTGACGCTTTCTTTTAAACGAGCAACTTCCCCATGAAGCTGGATATAATCCGATTCTTTCTTAGCAGCAGGTCCATCTCCTTTTGGAGCAGGAGGAGGGGATTGAGCTTCTTTCTTCTCTGCTTCGGACTCAGCTTCATGTTCTGATTCACTGGCCTGTTTACATTGAGCCATCTTCTTACCAATTTCCATAGCCATCTTGAGATGTTTTCCAGCGGCTTCATAGGCTTCTCCGTGCTCCATCCCGCCTTCTTTGTGGGCTTGATAGGCATGTTTTGCCATTTCCATCTCTTCCTGATCCGCATCATCTTTGCCCAAGTATTGCTTGATCATTTTGGCAAAGAGCGCTTTGTCTTGATCTTCATCAGCATGATCAGGCTTTCCAGCAGACCCTGGAGCCATCGCGGAAGCATCCGCAGCACCATCCTCGTGGTGTTTTTCATGCTTTTCAGATTCCCCTTCGGATTCAAAAAACTTCCTTGTTTTACCCATACTTTTCTCCATTTCTAGCATTCTTAAGATTTTCCCACCCGCACCAGCCTTGGTCACGAGATCAACGGATTGGGCTTGAGTCAATTCATTGACGATATTGATCTCGCTAATTCCTTGTGTTTTCGCTTCATTCAACTTCTCAATCACCGAGGGTGAAAGCTTTTGAGATTGAAGGAATGCATCGATCTCAACCTGACTTGCCGAACCACTCGCATTGATCGATAGTCCAACAAGATCTGATTCTCTAAACTTTGTGGAGTAATCTATAGAATTTGTCAAAAGACTCATTGCCCAATCTAAAGAGATGGAATTGCCAATACAAAGATTAGCGACTAGAGTTCCAGTTCCATCATCGGATTCTTCATACTGGATATTTTCATAATATCCGAGAATATCTCGAGTGGATCTTTCGGGTTGGACTTGCTCTTCGATTTCGGTGGGATGATCGGCGTAGCATTGAATCCCCTCAAAGATTTTGGACTGCGCCGCCTTTTGAAGAGCTTCTTTTGTGTAAAAGAATCGATCTTTAAAATTCCCCATTCCTTCTTCAATGAGAATGACTTGAAAGGTATGGTTCTTAAAAGGGGAGTTATTGGATTCTTTGAATTTGAAGGATTCTTTTGTTTTTCCCCGAAGAACGGCCGTTTGAGTGGAACCGGAATCTGCTTCATTCCCAGTTTTGGGAGAAGGTTTTACATTTTTGAGCTTGCTATAAAGCTTCAATGGAAGCGTTGAGATATGGACTGCCCCCGAAGGGTACACAATCCCATGTTCTTTAGTCATTGGATACAATGCCCCCACGCATTCTAAACTCCGACTTAGGCCAAACATTCACGGTGATTTTGATTCGAGTGTCATGTTGATTACTGCTCCCATCCATGGGTTCAGCAATCGGCTCCATCTCGAGTTGAGAGCCATTAAAACCTTCATTCCGGGATATGTCAAAAAGCTTGGAAAGAGTTCGACACTCATATTTCCCTCTCCAATAGTACACAATGGAAGCGACCCGTTCTTTGAAGAAGGTATTGTGATTGTCGATGCACTCAAAGATTTCGTCTGGATTTTGACGATACTTGTCAGGATTTTTTTTAAATTCCTCGAACGTTGGAAAATTCGTGTGCTGATGAATCCACTCCATTGCTCCTGAAAAATCGAGATCTGGGTCCATCGTGATATTGGGATTGTCAGAAGTGAGTGTCATTGATCCTCGCGGTTTTCTTTTCTTCCGAGGTGAGACCTGCAACTCCTACTTTGGATGGGTCCGCATCGTCGGAGGGAGACGCTCCAAAAGGTGAACTTCCTTGTTCAGGAGGAGCAGTTAAGGGTTGAGGAATTTCAGGGAGTTCTTGCTTCATCTCCTGAATTTCCTTTTCATAATTGAAATTCTGGAACTGGAATTCTTTTGCAGCAGCAGAAGCGGCTCGTTGAGGACTGATCCACCTTTGAGCCTCAGCAAGCGCTAGATCTTTGAGCTTCTGAGATCGATCTTGAGTAATAATCTCAGGGAACATGGCATTGCAGTCAACATTGGGAAGGCCTGCTTGCTCCATGCAATAGGACCATAATTTTTTCAAAATCCTCTTGAGAACTTCGCGCCTTTTCTCCATCTTCTTAGCTACGGGTTCTGTGGCAACTAAGGCTGAAGCTTTTGTAGTTCCACCGGACAGGTGAGTGCCGAGGTATGAGACGGGAATCCCTACCCCGGCACACACCATGCTGAGCGCGAGTGCGAATGCATCTGAGTTAATATTGGATGAGCCAGTATTGGCCTGATATTGACGCTTGATCTTGGTTGAATGAACAAACTCAGATCCAGCAGGTGGGATGGTTCCAAGACTCGCTTGGTCTTGAATATAGTTGTCAATATCAGTTTGATCTCCATCGATCTCAGTATCGAGTGCCCATGCAGCATTCTTTTGAAGAGCGATCAATTGGAAATCAACGATATCTCTCAATCTTTTTAAATAAGAAAGAACGGGAAAGTAATCCGATCGTCCGCGCTTTTCATTGCTGACCGAGTTCACTTTGAAGTGAAGTATTTGATCGGCCATAATGGTGCGATAAATAAATTTCAGGGAGGGTTGAGTACTGGCCTGATCCATAGGTCGACCATCTCCGACTCCACTAGTGAACATCTGCCATTGAGTAGGGGTAAGCCACACATAGAAAAGCGGCCGAGTAATATCTTCGGGATAGGTCACGATCTCAA